ATAATCATAAATGGCTCAGAAGAGGGTCGTATGATTGATACTCTGAGAGTAAAGATTAAAGGATTCGCTTCAACTGTATCTTTGACTGCAGCAAAAAAAGTAATCATACTTGATGAAGCTGATTATATGACTCCAAATATAATGCAACCAGCTTTAAGAGCATTTATAGAAGAGTTCTCTTCTAATTGTAGATTTATACTTACTTGTAATTTTAAGAATAAAATTATTGATCCGATTAAATCAAGATGTTCTGTAGTTGACTTTAAAATACCAACTGATGAGAGAGTAGTTATTGCTAGTGATTTTTTCAATAGAGTTATTGAGATCCTAGATAAAGAAAATGTAAAATATGATAAGAAAGTAGTTGCTACTCTTATACAAAAGTTCTTTCCTGACTTTAGAAAAACATTAAACGAACTACAAAGATATTCGGTTGGTGGTACTATTGATACAGGAGTTCTTGTAGGTGTATCAGACGAATCTTATACAAAATTATTTAAGTATTTAAAGAATAAAGAGTGGGATAAAATGCGTGAGTGGGTTGATCTCAATTCAGATATTGATACTACAAATTTATTCTCAGAAATATTCGAAAAATGCCAACCAGCAATGGATAAAAACTCAATACCAGAGTTGGTTCTAATACTAGCAGATTATCAATACAAGTCAGCTTTCGTAGCAGATGCGAGTATCAATAAGATTGCTGCAATGACAGAGATAATGAAAAAATGTCAGTGGAAGTAAAAAAGTATAAAACGAATCCATTTAAGTTCGTCACAGCTATCAATTACAGTAAAGAAAACCTACACGAAACAGAGACTTTCGAAGATGACTATTTGCCTTATATTATTAATAGATCTCTCTCTATGTTTCCAGATACAGTACAAATAGCTAATGAAATCAACATATTACACTATGTTCCAAAGAAATGGCAATTTCTATTTTACCTAAATATAGTCGCTAAGAAGAAAAGATATTCGAATAAAAAATGGGCAAAAAGATCTAAAGATTCTAATGAACCTTTTATTATGGAATATTATAACGTTTCTGCTCAAAAAGCAAAAGAGATATTATCCCTTTTGAAACCAGAGCAGATTGAAATTATTAAATCAAAATTTTATAAAGGTGGCACACGATGAGTGAAGTTGAAAATAAACAAGAATCATTAGAGACTGTAAAAGAAGATTCAAGTAAGTCTATTCCATATGCATGGAATCCAGACAAAATGTTAGAGGTTTTTTTAATTGAACCTGATAACTTTCTAAAAATTAGAGAAACATTAACACGTATCGGTATCGCAAGTCGTACTGATAAAAAACTATATCAATCTTGTCATATATTACATAAACAAGGAAGATATTTTATTGTTCATTTTAAAGAATTATTTTCTTTAGATGGAAAAGAATCTAATATTACTACAAACGATATTGAAAGAAGAAATACAATAGCTGTATTAATGGCTGATTGGGGATTATTAAAAATTAAAGATCTTACTCAAATTTCATCCAAAGCTTCTTTAAGTCAAATCAAAGTTTTAGCACATAAAGACAAAGCAGGTTGGGAACTTGTGGCTAAATATAATATTGGAAAAAGAGCAAAATAAATGTTTTATATTTGGCATACTTTATTAGTATTTGCTTTTATAGCTATGGCATTCTTTATGGGTCTTATTTTAGGTAAGAAAATGGGCTCAAAGACACGAAATTTAAGTCTATTGAATAAAAAAAAAAGATAATAAATTCAATAACTTGAATAAATAATATTGTATAGGTACTAGTAATTTAAAAAATAATACCTATATAATAGTGTATATTCGATCGTTGTATCGAGTATAACACACCTGATTGTTCCAATAGTGGAAAGTCAGTAGTAAATAATAACCTTGCTTTCACAGGAGGATATAATGATAGCAAACATAAATCAAGCGATTGACACTCTGTCAAACGCACAAAAGTCTTTAGTAGAAACTTTTATTAAAGATTCAAAAGTAGCAGAACCAGTAAATTCAATTATTGATGCTACTCAAACTTTTAGCAAAACATTAGCAAAATCATTCGTCAACTTAACAGAGACATTTGTTGCCAACGTTAGCAAAGGAGGAAAGTAATGACTAGACTTCCTACTTTTTTTAACGATGCGTTCAAAGACTTTGATAAGTTTTTCGTAGGTTTCGATGACCAATTGGCACGATTCCACGAGATAAACGAGTCATTTGGCAAAATGATACCAAACTACCCACCATACAACTTAAAAAAAGTTGATGATAACAAGTATGTTATCGAAGTGGCTGTAGCTGGTTTTGCGAGATCAGATATTGAAATCACATTAGAAGATGACAAATTAGTTATCAAAGGTGAGTCAAAATCTGACGAATCAAAATCAAAAGATGTTGATCTATACAAAGGTATAGCAAATCGTGCTTTCGAAAGATCGTTTGCACTATCTGAGAATATCGAAGTAAAAGATGCTCAATATCTAAATGGTATGTTAAAAGTTATTCTTGAAAGAATAATCCCAGAACATAAAAAACCAAAAAAAATAGAAGTAAAATAATCTATTTAAAAGATTGGTGGAGTTTAATTATTCCACCAATCAAAAATACATTTAAAGAGAAAAATAAAATGACACCTTATAACATATGTGAAAACAAATGGATAAGTAAAGCTAAAAAAGAAATAAAAAATAATTATAAAGAATATCAACCTATATATGAAATATTTGTAGGCATAGGATTGATTGTAATTTTTATTTTAGCAATACTTACTGCATTGAGTAGTTTTCTATAAAATATGAACAATCTTAATAGAGATTGTATTAATCACCTTAATTGTTTAGGCATTCCTTGTTGTTTGCTTAAACAATGCAAGTGCGAAGAACCATTCACTTTGCAGAAACATATATTCACACCCGATACACCTATCAAAACTCCATCAGAATTACTCCAGGACGAATTGGAGCCGATTCTCTAAACCTTTACATGCAAGTATCTTTATAATATAATATAGTCTATGAATCAAAATAATCCACAAGTTAAAATAATCGTATTGTTAAATGGTCAACATATGATTGGTAAAGTAATTAAAGAAGACGAAAAAGAAATTACTATTGAAGCACCTGCTGTTATATTAACAGGTGAAGATGGTAAAGAACAAAAAAGAATGTCATTAGCATTCGCACCATTTCTTCCTTTTTCATCTGATAAAGTATTTGCTTTTAGATCAGATATGGTATTAACAACATCAATCCCAGCAGAAGCACTAACTAACGAATATAATCGTATGTTTGGCTCTGGTTTGGATATTATAACAAAACCATCTTTAATCGTATAATTAAAGGTACTTTACTTCCAAGAAATTTTATAGTATAATATATGGTAGTAAAGTAAAAATAAACAATATAGTACAACAAGGAGTAAATATATAATGACTATACTAAAAAGAATGTTCGGTAGAAAATCTTCTGTAAGAAGTGGAAGACCAGCATTATCAAAAAAAGCAAAAGTGTTAAATCTTTTGTCAAAAGGTGAAAACATTGCATGGCAGACAATTAGAGATAAATTTGATCTAGAATCTCCAAGAGCGATGATTGATACGTTAAGAGCAGAGGGTCATATGATTTATGGCAATAAAGTTGCTGGTAAAACATATTACAGATTAGGAACACCAACAAGAGCAATTATTGCTGCTGGTATTCAAGCTTTATATGGTACAAAATTCAAGTATTCTAATTGGAAAAATCCAGTAAGAAAATCTGAATTATCACCAATTAACTAATTAAAGAATTTACTGAGAGGGCTAAATCCTCGCCAGTAAATAGTGGTGTGCCTTTATCTTCTTCTTCTTAGAATTGAAGAAATTTGTTATGTGCCTTCAAATGTGGCACACCACTCTTAATAAAAAGGTTGCGATATATTCGCGAGAAAGACTAAATGAATTCTAAAATAGGTACAAATTTTTATACTAACGTTTCCACTACAGCCAACGATGTGCTCGTTCGAGCAGTCACCGATGTTGGTACTCGAATCCAAGAACGAATCCCTTTTAAACCACACTGTTATATTACCAAAGGAACTGGTGATACACCCTATAAAACACTCGACGGAAAACCTTGTTATAGAGTTAATTTTGACTCTATGAAACATGCGAGAACGTTTTTCGATGAATTTAAAACAATCTCTAATTTTGATGTTTATGGAATGCTTTCGTTCACTCATCAATATATTAATGAAGCATATCCTGAAGCAAGTTTAGATTTTGATTATTATAAAATAAGAATCTACTCATTAGATATAGAAACAACAACTGAGAATGGATTTCCTGACGTAAATAATCCAACTGAGTCTATTATACTTCTTTCAGTACAAGACATTCATACTAAAAAAATCATTACATGGGGTTTAAAAAAATATACAGGAGAACGTACAGATGTTGAATATCGTGCTTTCCCTGATGAGAATGCTATGCTTGATGATTTTATTAAGTGGTGGCATAAAAATTGTCCAGATATTATTACTGGCTGGAACGTAGGTGCGTTTGATACAGTTTATCTTTATAAAAGAATTCAGTTATTGCTAGGCGATTATACTGCTAAGAAATTAAGTCCATGGTCTTTCATTTCATCTAAAACAGTTTCAGTCAGAAATAAACAAACAACATATATTGATTTTGAAGGAACATCTCTTTTAGATTATATGAGTTTGTATAAGAAATACACTTATACCAATAAAGAATCTTATAAACTTGTTGATATAGCACAAGATGAATTAGGTGTGACTAAATTAGATCATAGTGAGTATGCATCATTTAAAGAATTTTATACAAAGAACTGGAATAAATTTGTTGATTATAACATAAGAGATACTGAATTAATTACTCAACTAGAAGATAAAATGCGTCTTTTAGAATTAATTGTCACTTTTGCATATAAAGCGAAAGTTAATTTTACAGACGTTTATTCTCAAGTAAGAACTTGGGATATGATTATTCACAATCACCTTATACAAAAAAATATTATTATCCCACCTAAAAAGCCAGTAGGAAAAAGTCAACAGTTTGAAGGAGCATATGTTAAAGATCCAATCTTAGGAATGCATAAATGGGTTGTTGGGTTTGACTTAACTTCACTTTATCCGCATTTAATTATGCACTATAATATCTCGCCAGAAACAATTCAAAATAAAACTTACAAATCAGGAGTAGATCATTATCTAAACAATCCAGCTGAGTTTCAAGATGGTGAAACTGTTGCTGCTAATGGTTCAGTTTATTCAAATAAAATTGAGGGAATGCTTCCTAATATTATGAACACTTTTTATGCTCAAAGAGATATTGCTAAAAAGAAATTGATAGAAGCAGAAAAACAATATCAAATAACAAAAGATCCTAAGCTTAAAAAAGTTATATCAAAATATAATAATGAGCAAATGGCTTATAAGATTGCTTTGAATAGTGCCTATGGTGCCATAGGTAATGAGCATTTTAGATATTTCGATATTCGTATGGCTGAAGCAATTACACTTGGTGGACAACTTGCCATAAAATGGATTCATAATAAGATGAATGATTATGTGAATAAAATATTAAAAACAGAAAATAAAGATTATATTATTGCAGTTGATACAGATTCAATATATGTAAATTTTGAAAAAATAGTAGAGAAAGCATTCTTAGATGTACCTGATAGACCAAAGATTGTAGCATTTATAGATAAAATTTGTCAAGATAAAATCATACCATATATTAATACTTGTTATGATGAATTAGCAAAACGTCATAATGCTAAGAATAAAATGATAATGAAACGAGAGAGTATTTCTGATAGAGGAATATGGACTGCTAAGAAAAGATATATTCTATCAGTATTAGATAATGAGGGTGTTTCTTATGATACACCTAAATTCAAAATAATGGGTTTAGAGATTGTTAAATCAAGCACACCGATGATTGTAAGAAAAAAACTTAAAGATGCTATTCCTACTATATTATATGGCAATCAATATGAGTTATTTAATTTTATCAACAATTACAGAAAAGAATTTTATTCTTTATCCCCAGAACAAATAGCATTCCCTAGATCGTGTCAAGGTATAAACGAATATGCTGATCCAGTAAAGATTTATAAACTATCCACACCAATGCATACTCGTGGTGCTTTAATGCATAATCATTATGTGAATAAAATGAAACTAACGAAAAAAATAGAACTTATAAGAGAAAGCGATAAGATTAAATTTATACATCTTAAAACACCAAACCCTTTACAATCCACAAATGTAATTGCTTTTTTGGATAAGTTGCCGAGTGAGTTTAAAGTAGATCAATATATTGATTATGATACAATGTTTCAAAAAGTATTTTTAGATGCTTTAAAGTTGATTATTACACCATTGGGGTGGAAAACTGAAGAAACAAGTAGTTTAGAGGATTTCTTTTAATCTAAGCTATTGATTTTATTAACTTTTTTCTTTACAGAAAGCTTTACTTTTAAAGAAAAATATGGTATAATATAGGGTGTATGAGTAATAAAAGTATATTAAAAACTGAAGATATAATAACTGCTATTAATGTATGTTCAAATATATTAATTGATACATTAAAAGACGTTGAATATCTTGAAACTAAAAAAGCAGAGGGTGATCTTGCTGACAATGAATATCAAGATTTACATTATGCTCGTAGTTATGCTGATGCTATTCGTACAACAATAAAATACTTAGATACAATAAAATAAACTATATGATGAAAGGCACTGACTAATGATTGAACTAAAAATGACTAAAACTGAAATAAGAAATTATAAAAATAGAAAATTAAGAGAACAAAATAGATTAGAACACACTGCTAGTTTTACTGATGCAGATAGTAGATATGAATCTAATGTTCATTGTAATAATTTATTTAATTCCAAACCTGAATTGACTAGTATCTATGGCTTGCAACAATTAAAAAGCCCAGACAAATCAAGAACCGATTGTTTTAGTGATAACACTGAAAATGAATACAAGCATAGATCTGAAAATGGCTTTATTAATGGAAATCCGAGTGATTGGTTAAAAAATGGTTTATTAATAGAACTTCAAAAATTTAATTCTATTTGCAAACTAGCAATTGAAAATAATTGTAAATATGGTATCTATACTTCTGTTATGCGTGATGATGCTATAATTGTTCATGATGTTCTCGGCATTTATAATGATGAATCAGTTATGAAAAGGCTGAATACAGATAAAGCTGTTCCATATAATGGACGTAAATTTTCTGCTAAAGAATTAGAAAAACTTAAAGAAAACCCTTTAAAACACTTTAAACAAAATTGGCCATGTAAATCAAACTTTACTGGATATGCAAAAACAGATTATAAAGAAATATATTTTCTTCCAGTATTTGACGATTTTATAAAACCTTATGTAAAGATTATAAAACCATCAACTAAAACTGTTAATAAATTTGTATTAATTAAAAACCCTTTGAAAAAATGATTAAATTTATATTTAAAGTTTTATTAGTATTTTGTGTTGTGTTCACAATACATAGTTTGGCTCGTAAGAATACAACATATAATAATGTAGTGTTGAATTTGATGCCAAATAGTTGCGATCGTGATTGTAAGAAACAACTATTTGAAGCTGAGATGGAAGACTCAATGCAACAAATGGCTAAGAGTATAATGGCTGAGTTGTTATATCAAACTAAAAAAATATCAGAGGAGAGAAAATAATGGGAAATAAAGATTTTGCTTATAAAAAAAGATCACATATATCTGATTCTAATAAAGTTGATAATAATCTAAAAAAATATATGTACGACTTACATAAAAAACAAGACCTAATAGGAGCAACTATATTTGCTATTGTTCTTCTTATATTATTATTCTTTATGCCAAAAAATACATTATCTTCTGAAAAACCAATTAAAGATGAAATTACAGAGTGGTACGAAACTACATCTAAAACAATACAAGATCAAGCTATTGGACTTGGCAATTTTGTAATATCTACTCCTGATAAAATAGGAACAGGAATATCTAACTTCTGGCAAGAAACAAAAACATATCAAATTGAAAGCTGGTCTAAAACAAGAGAAGAAAATCCAGGAGTATTTACGACAATTGATAAGTTAAAAGAATATTTCATACCAACAGAGACTAACAAATGAATAGTATGGATTTAGTAATACTTGTTGATTTTATTTTAACAATTTGGATATGTTTTCATATCTATTATAATAATAAAAAATAATGATATTATCTTATATATTTTTAATAATATTTTTTACTGTAGTAATTGGATTATGGATAATGTTAATTTCAGATATAATTAAATAATGCATATGTTATATAATAAAATATTCATACATAAACTTGTTGAAGATCTAGATGATGTAAGAGATTATGTTGAAAACAACATGTCAGTTGCAGCAATTTCTAGACTCAATCTAATTAAAAAAGATATATTAAAAGCATCAAGTTCCATTGAACAAGAAACTAAAATTAGAGGTAAAGTGAGTGTGATACGAAGAAAAGGAAACCATTGCTAATGAAAAAATTTATTTTTTTAACTGTATTCTATCTTGTGCTTAGTTTTTTCCTTGCGAAAGTAGTGAACGCACAAGCGATAGTAAGATCTTTCAATTCAGATGCATTTGTCACAGCTTATATTAATGGCAATGCGTATGGGTACGATGCAGATAGAATTAA